GCAACCGAAGCGAAGCAGGATATAATTGATACTGCTGTTAATGCCATCCCTACAACCGCTATGCGTGGAACAGACGGGGTTAGTCTTGTTATACCAGACGTAGCAGGAACAGCAACCACCCTTCACGGCATAACGGATGGAAAAATAGACACAGTAGATACCGTTGTTGACGCTATTAAAGCCAAGACAGACACAATAGTGTGGACTGATATTACATTTATTAAAGCCATTGAAGGCGGGGATTGGGAGGTTGTTGACAGCCAAATGATTTTTTACGATACAGACCACGTTACCGTTATTAAAACCTTTGATTTAACCTATGCTGGTATTTATCCCTCAAAAAGGGTGAGCGTATGAGCTATCTAATTACAAGAGGTTTTACTGGACCAACTATAATAACCAGAGGATATACCACTGGGCCATCAGTGGTCGTCCGTGAAATCATAAGAGTGACTTCAAAGATTTGTAAGGCTTTAAGTATAAGTTCTAAAATAGCAACACAGATTGAGGATTCTTGAAGTGAACGAGACAATTGAAATAAGCTCTCCGATTATAAAACAGATTGAGGTTACAAGTGAAATAATCAAAAGCCTTGAATGTGACAGTGCTATTAACACTGGAGTTTCGGCTAGTAGCCCAATTGTAAAAGAAATAGACATAACGTCAAAGATTGAATTAGAGGAAGACTGATGGCTGATACTGCCCAAAAAGGAGACATTGGAACAAAGATACTTGTTGACCTTACCGAAGACTTAACTGGTTTTGTGTCTGGTATAATTTACTATAAAAAACCGGGTGGAACAACAGCATCGTGGACAGCGACCAGAGAAGCTGGAGAAAACAAGATATATTTCGTCACAACTGCAATCACAGACCTAGATACGGTTGGAACTTGGTGCTTACAGTCTTATGTTGATTTGGGAACGTGGAAGGGTCACGGAGACATATCTAAAGAATTAATAGTTAAGGACAATTGTTAATGGTTTATAATATACCACAATTAGAACAATAAAATCAGGGGAACATTATAAATTTTTATAAAATATAAAAAATAGGAGTAAACGATATGAGCCCAATTTACGATTTCAGTGGAGAAGTAACCACAAAGTTTTACGACAAAACAGTTTTAGCTGGTGAGCGATTCACCACAGACAGATACTTTTCAGACGATGATTTGAATCTTGTCTCTCATTTACCTCAAGTTGACCCACCCCCGATAAAAAGTATGTTTCAAGACGATATTGTTGCTGGAACTATTAGCGAGGTTACCGTTGACCAGAACTATCCACGTATTGTTGTATACAATCTGTGTGGTGGTATTCTTAAGGTTATTGCAAACGAAGACGTAGACAACTATATACCCATGGCAAACAACACTTTCTGGACGCTTGATAATTCAAAAAACAACATAGGGAAACTTGGGTTGTCTGGAGAAGCTGGAGGCCCCGTTGATGTGTCTGGTGACATGAATATTATTTAACAATTAGGAGAAATGAGATGGCAAAACTAACTAAAATACCCCGTGGAGCAATGCGGTTTGTTGACAACCAATGTTCGTCAAGCGTGTTCGGTAAAGACGGTGACGAAGTATCAAAACTTGACATGACTATTTACAGCGGGAAGGTAATTAAAAATCATTGGTGGTGGGGAAATCTCGCAATCGACTTGGATGGCCTGTCTTTTAAGTCAAAGAAAACACCCATACTTGCAGACCACGACCCATCAAAGAAGATAGCTTTTACAAAGGACATTATGGTCAGTAGGGAATTTGGTGTAAAGGTCAACCCAGACAAAACCACATTTGTGGACACTGAAGACAGCAGGGAGTTCCAGAAGCTATCTAAAGAGGGGTTCCCATATCAGTCAAGCCTTTCTATTGACCCAAGTGAAATTATGAGACTTGGCAAGGATGAGACAGCGGACGTTAATGGCTACACAATGAAGGGGCCAAACGCCACCGTCATACGCAGGGCAGCAATTAAAGAGGGCTCAGTGTGTGTGTTCGGATGGGATAATAAAACACAATCATCTGCATTCTCCAAAGAAGAAGTGGATGTTGACATAAATATAATCGGGAACATGGCCGAAGGGGAAGATGTCCCCAAAGAAGATGAAAAAGAAATAGACGAGAACGCAGAACAGAATAATAATTCTAAGGAGGAAAGGCAGATGGAAAAATTAACACTGGTAGAGCTTGAAAAAGACTACGCAGAACTTCTGGCTTCGGTAAGAAAAGATGCAACTGATGCAGCTGAGGCAAAATTCAAAGTAGAAAAAGAAGGTCTGGAAACACAAATCGAAGGTAGCAATGATAAATTAGCTATCCTTGAAAAGAAAGATGCAATAAGAACTGAAAAGGAACTTAAGAACGAAGCAGATTCTATCTTTTCAGCAGAGTTTAACAAGAGCGATGTACCTGAGCGTATGTTCGCCAGAGCACGTAAGATGCTGAGTCACGACAAGTTTGTTGCTGATGAAACTCTTGACGTTGAGCTTTGGAAGACAGCATGTGCATCAGAAATACTGTCATGGGTAGATGATGGCGTAACCGATACCGTAATGGGTGGTGGTAACTTCAGTCTTAAAGATGTTGACAGTGATGCAACAGACCTCGCAAAAGAGGAAGAGGGAGATGACGCAATGGCTGATTCACTTCTTTCTAAAATAGGTATTGAGAAAGGAGGGGAATAATTATGAGTGATGCTCCTAATATACAATATGGTTCGCAAACAGATTATGGTACTCTGTATGTTTCAAAATCTGAAGCCGCATTAAAGCTTCAGGGTACAATTCAGGCTGGTTATGGTACTCTTCAGGCAGGTCAAGTGCTTGCAAGAAACTTATCGGCTGATGGTGGTGTTGGTAAGTATGTTCCGTATAACCTGACTAGTTTCGATGGAACAGAAGCTTCTCCGGGTCGTGCATATCTTGTTGCAGACTCCGGTACAAGCACAACTGCGTATGTGACAATTAACGATAGCTATAAGTTTGTAGTTGGCGATGACCTGTGTATAAATTCAGATGGATCGACAGCCGAAAGCCTTGGTGCAATTAAGAGTATTGACGTAACAAGCGAAACACAACGTGCAAAAATCACATTCACAACTTCAATCGGAAACGATATGACCACCGCAGAGCATGCATACGTATGTGTTGAGGCGGGTGGGGCTTCCAACAACTATTCAGACGCTGTTGGTATCCTTGAAATTTCAGTTGATACAGGCACGGGTTCTACCGCTGCTGGCGCACTTGCTCCGGTAATAGTATCTAATGCTATTCTGTATGGTGGAATGCTGTCTGGTAACGATGATGCTTCAGTAACCGACCTTAGTGCTGTTGAAGTCGGCAATAACTATATACTTAAATAGAAAGTGAGAACTTTATTATGCCAAGAGGTTCAAGTGGAATACCAGAATTAAAGCTAAAGGTATTACAAAAATTCATAGAGAAGTTTAAATCACCTGTCAATACGGTGATATCATCAATGTTCCCGTCTAGCAAATCCCCCTCATCTACAATTGAATGGGAGAGTCAGACTGGTGGCAGGGGGATGGCTCCGTTCGTATCCCCGATGTCAGAATCTCCTGAGACATTTCCCCATGGAGTTGCCAAGCATTCAGCTGAAGCAGCTAACTGGAAAGAGAAAATGTCTTTCGGTGAGACCTTCCTGAATAACATCAGGAAAGAGGGAACTACAGCTGGTTACGAGGCGGCATCTCAGAGAATTGCAAAAGAGATGGCTGGTCTTATTAACAGAAGCATGAGACGTAAAGAGTGGATGTATTCTCAGATGTTGTTTGGTGGTTCACTGTCTTATGAGAACGAAAGTAGCATCATGGTAAGCGTTGACTATTCACTTCCAGATGCAAATCAGGTAACGTTGGCTACTGATTACAAATGGGACGCAGGTTCTAAGAAAAACATCATCAGCGATATTATTGCTGGTAAGAGAGTAATCTCTGACGCTAATGGTGCTGACGCAACTATCGGTATCTGTAACTCCGTTGTTCTTGGATACATGGCTTACGACCCTGCTATTCAGGCACTTCTGACAAAGAGCACTTATGGTAGTGGCAACCTTTATTCTGGCAATGTTAACGCCATTGTAAATGCTAATCCTGCCGTACTTGCTGACATCCTTGGACTTGGAACTCTCCTGATTTATGATGAGAAATATGAAGTAAGAGCACAGCTTACAGGTGCAGTAACTAAAGATTCTACCGTTGCAATACCTGTAGACAATACTGCTGATTTCGAGGTTGGTGGAACGCTTAGGTTCTATGACTCTTCTGAAGGAACATATGAGGATGAGACCATTGCTTCTATCCAGACTGAAGATTCAACAGTTACAGTGTCAACTTCTCCCTCTACATCTTATAGAGCAAGAGAAGACTATGTTGTAATGACAAGAAGGTTTATTCCTGACGACCAGTTTGCATTAATGGCCACCAGCGTTGAAGGCACCAATATTGCCGAGTTCAAACAGGCACCTTATGGTCTTGGACGCAGATGGGGAATGCAGACTTCCAGATGGGATAAAGAAGACCCCGAAGTTACTTATATCAGAGTTGAAGACAAGGGACTTCCGGTTCTCTATCACAGGGATGCAATCTACAACTTAACCGTAGCATAGGAGGGTAAAGATATGAAACATAATGAACAAAGTCTCTTCCCTCTTTCGCCAACCTTCACAAAACAGGCAACCGTATTTGGGTTCCCTGAAGCGGTTGGTACGGTTAATGGTAGCATAACAGAAGACACTAAAGGGGTGATTACCATTACAAAACAGGCTGGCTCTGTAGCTGACGTTGCCATTGCCCTTAACACCGCTGGTGTGAACACTGGTGAAACGTTTAGCATGGAAGTAGATGTGCTTCTTAATGGAACGTCTTGTTTGACCACAAAAGCTAAAATTGATTACACAAGTGGAGAAGCAAGTCAGCAAAGAAGTACCGCAATATCTGGAGAATCAGAGACTAATACTGAGGCTGTTATAGATACTACTGCGAATACGTTTGCGGAGAACACCATTGTTTCTTTTGAAGCTGACATAACCAGAACAAGCACACCCCAGATTGAGATGGAAGGTTTATGTGTGTTTGTAAAATTTGAACCATTCTTATAACAGGAGGACAATCAGATGATAAAACCTGAAAAAGTAAGGGTAACAGTAGGATGTTTAGCGTTTGGTACTGTTAAATATCTTAGAAATAGTGTGTTGTCGGGGGCTGAGATTACGCCAGAAATATTATTAGAGCTCGCAAGTGGGTCAGGAACTTTGGAAGTGGTTAACGCTACTCCAGTAGAGAAACCCACTGGGTTAAAAACTAATGAAGAGGCTTCTCCCCCCGATAATACCAAAACCGTAGAGGTTGCCAGTGAACAAGAAAATAATAACACTGATACTGAGATGGATAGCACGGTGGAAATTAAAGAAGGCAATGAAAAAGACACGGAAGAAACTGAAGAAAAAGTAGTTGTAAAGAAGACATCTACCGTTTCTAAGAAAAAAACGGTGGGAGAGAGCAAAGGGAACAAGAAAAGATAGTTCCCAACGAGAACCATAGAGGAGAAGAATTGTGAGTTTGGACAGAGATTCTTTGATAGCAAAACTAAAACTAGAGGTTAAGAGCCTAACTTCGTATCTTGAAGATGACGATTATGGTAATGCCGTAGACGATTCAGCCAGAGAGACGGGCTGGGCCCTACCTCTTACAGATGCGTTTAAAGAATACTGGTATAAGAACAGGTCTAAAAGACACTTATTTTTCTATCTTCTCAGCGAGAGTGCTCATAAATTTAAAGTAAAGCAGATTAATCTTCAACATCGTTTTGACCATTACAACATTCTGGTCAAAGAAATGGATGCTAAGTTTGTTGAGGTACAGGAAAACTACCCAGAGTTGTTTACATCAGCAGACTACGAGAGTTTATTTGGTAACAAGATTGATGCTGGATTTGCTTATGAGCCACAAACCGGAAGAGACATCACATACGAAACAGACCAAAAAGTTATAATCTCCCCAAAATAAAAGGAGATGGCCGTTGAGCTTAGGTTCAGACCTAAAAGAAACTTATGAAGAAATAGGTATAAAGGTTACCGTTGACGGAAACGCTGAGGAGTATATTGACTATGCACCCAACGCTCAAGTTACCAAACCTTTCATACGAGAGTTCTTTATTGAAGGTAGTATCCCATACGACACAACTCAGGTTGTAGGTAGTATCGTCAGGTTTGATATTTTTAACCGTGACTACATGGTTGTGAACCTTACCCCTGAATCACTCGAAAACGAGGTGTATGAGTACAGTGGTGTATATTACATGAGCAATGTATCGGGAGAGATATCAAGACCGTCAGGCGAAGCTGTGTGGGACGATGAGACCTATCAGAAGAAAACATCCTTTGAGACCATACAGGAAGACGCATATGCTCTTATGACAGAGCCCCTGTTTGGAACAGACTTAGATTCACAGTCAGAACTTGGCAATTTAAGCATCGAGAAGGACGAACTGTACATCCCAACACGTTATGGAATACAGGCACTTGACAGATACCAACCAGCCTCTGGAGAATACCGTGAAGTTACGGCCGTAATGAAACGAAGGTTTAGCGGTGTTGACGTATGTAAGCTCAGTGAGGACAACAGGTAACATCGTATTTACGAAGTTGCCAAAACCAATCAATCATCAGGTAGGAGAATATCAAAGATGAAGAAAAAGATTTTGTTTGTTTGTGAGCACCCACTTGGAACCACCGGAAACAGTGGTATGATGTCGGGTATTTTATCACAGCTCAACAAAGATGAGTATGACGCAACCCTTTTCTCTGGCAACCTACAGAAAAACCATAACAAAAAGATGGCACTGGAACCACTGCCCTGCAATATAGTTTCCGCAAGTGATGATGGTGACGCATTTGGGAAGCAGAAATTGTTAGACTTATTGGGTCAAACTGATTGCGATATAGTCTTGTTTGTTGGTCACGACATATGGCAGTATTCACAAGTTTACGATGGGCTTAAACAACTTCAAAACAGTGGTAAGAAATTTAAAACTGGTGCGATATTCCCATGGGACATCCAAAACGTAAGAGAAGACTGGGTTGGTTGGATTAACAAAATAGACTTCCCTTGCGTATATTCACAGCACGGCCTTGACACCCTTAAACCCTTAGTACCCAACATAAGATATTATAGACCCATGCTTCATAGCTCTGATAGCTGGAAAGAATTACCATCCGATCAGATAGAGGCCAACAAGAAGAAAATGCTCCCCGGACTTTTAAAAGACGAGATACTGTTCGGGTTTGTAGGTGTAAATCAGATACGCAAAGACCTTCAGAGGCTTTTGAAGGGTTTTTCAATAGCAGTTAAAGCTAATCCCAAGATTGTTCTGTACCTCCACACAGACATGCATGCACCATATAAGTATAACCTTACACAGTACGCAAGAGACTGTGGTATCCCCGCAACAAACTTAAGGGCAAAACAACACGGTATAACCGCCACCCTAGAACAAATGGTTAGGTTGTTTAATACTTTTGACTGCCTTATTAACTGCTCACTTCAGGAGGGCCTGTCATGGACACCACTTGAAGCAATGCTTTGTGGCGTACCCGTCATAGCATCAGACACCACAGCACAAACTGAGTTGGTAAAAGACGTTGGCATACTGGTACCCAATACGATACCGACATATCAACCCCTAATTGGTGCTATGGGTAATTGTTTTATTGACGCACTAGCGTGTGACACACAAGACATAGCAGACGCCATTCTTGAGGTTGCTGGAAGCGAAGACCTTAGAAAACATATGAAAGCAAGTGGTCTTAAAAAAGGCAGGGAATGGCTTGACGGTATTTCAGACGTAAATGAACTGTTGAAAGACATGACCACTGTTCAGCCAGCATTGAAAGTTAAGCAATCAATGAAAAAAGACGAGATTCTTTTCATGCAACATTCTTCTGCTGGTGATGTTCTTATGACAACTCAGTGCTTCAAAGGAATTCGTGAACGCCACAAAGGTAAGAAGCTTGTTTATATGACTCTTCCTAAATTTGCTGGTGTAGTTAAGGACAACCCATACATTGACGAAATAATCCCATGGGATGAAAGGGTTGCAAAAACATATTCTATCGTCTATAATCCTCACGGACAGAAAATACTGCCGGGAAATTTCAATTCTGGAAATGAAAAGTTGTACAACATGTACACATATTTCACCAACATCAAAGAACCAGACAAGATGTTTATTGCTAAAGACAAGCCAAACATTGATGGGCTGTTTGATGAAGATTACATTGTTGTGAATTCAGGCGGTGCGTCACCGTTTCGTAAATATCAACATTTGAGTATGGCTGTTAAAAACATCGGATATAGGGTCGTGCTAATAGGTGGAAGTGATGACCCTCCATGTGATTGCGACTTTGATTTGAGAGATAGGTTGACGTATACTGAAAGTGCTTACGTCATGGATAAGGCTGTTGGTGCTATAGCTGTAGACGGGTTTGTTACGCACCTTGCTGGTGCTTTAAATATTCCGTCAGTTTGTATTTTTGGACCTGCTCCTGCACGGGTAGTTGGCCCAAGATATGACGACAGAAGTAGACTGATAGAGCTTGAACCAAATAAACTTGACGTATGTCCGATATCTTCAAATTGTTATGGACAACCTAATAAGAATGTCTGCCAAAGTCCTTGCATAAATACTTTAAACCCCCTTACCGTTAAGAAAGAACTGCTTAAGCTGATAGGGGTAAACAAATAATGGATAATAAAAATAAATATTACACATATGTATATTTAGATACTCGGAAGGAAGGGGTTTATAAATACGGTGAGTACGAGTTTTCGCATGAACCATTTTATGTGGGGAAGGGTAGTGGTAAAAGGTATCTTTTTTCTACACATAAATATAATACATATCTTATGAATAAAATAAACAAAATCAATATAGAATCTACGGGTACAGTTATTCACTTTGTATCTAAGAGTTTGTCTGAGCAAGATGCATTTGATTTAGAGATAAAACTTATTAGTCTTATCGGTAGGAAAGATAAAAAGTCGGGCCCATTACTAAATCATACCGATGGAGGTGACGGTATGTCTGGCTATAAAATATCACAAGAAACCCAAAAAAAGAAAGAGGCTTCTTTTAAAAAAACCATAAACGCAGAAGGTTATATAGACCCAAGAATAGGTCGGAAGTTTTCGAAAGAACACATAGCTAAGGTTATTGCTAGTAATCTTAAGACTAAAAGTGGTATTGGATATATTAATCCATCTCTTGGTAGAAAACACTCAAAAGAACACATAGTAAAATATACCTCAAGTCGTGCAAAAACCGTGGGTGCTATTGGGTATGTAAACCCGAACACTGGCAAAAAAAGACCAAAGGGTGCTAACGAAAAAATGCTTGCCACTCGTAAAAAAAATCAAGTAGCAGGATACATTAGCCCTTTAAGCGGAAAAAAAAGACCCAAGGATGTAATAGAGAGATGTGCTTCTACTTATAAAAAAAATAGAGAATTAAAAATCGAAGAGTTATACCAATCTATTATTAATTTAATAATAAGAAAGGAAAAAGTAATATGTGGATTGTGATGAAATCAAAGAACGAGGAGAATAGTGTTGAAAGATGTATCTCAGATTTCCATGACGAGCAGTGGGTTTCTGGCATTAGAGTTGTTGACGGAAAATCAGCAGACTTTACGGTACATTTACTGAAACAGTTTCCCAAGGTAGAAGTTTTTTCACATGAATATTTGGATTTTTACCACGATCAGGAAATTATGCAAGCTAACATTATGTGGTCATACGTCCCCAACGGTGAGATTGGTTTCTCTCTTGACTTTGATGAGAGATGTAACGCACCCTTAAAGGAATTCTTGTCACAAGTCGATGAAACAAACGAACTCCCTGAAGGTGCCGAC